TATCACTATTCATTAGCGAAATGCTTCAAAAACAAGAAGATGGTATTATTACCAATAATATGTGTTTCCTATGGGATTCTATCGGTACACTTAATTGTTATAAATCAGCTTGTTCAAATACTAGTAACAATATGTGGAATGCAGGTGCAATGGGTTGTTTCCAAGCTATTGTAAACTTTAAAATTCCATCTAGTAGAAGTTTGGATAGTGAATATACCAACACTATGATTTGTGTTCAAAAAATATGGTTAGATAATATGAATGGAACGGTAGTGAAACACAAAGGTGGTGAGTTTATGTTCTTTAATTCTAGAATTATTGTTCATATTGGTGGTATTCTTACTCACGGAACTAAAAAGTTAACAGCAGTTGCTTTGGGACAAGATTTCCAATTCGGAACTGAAGCTAAAATCAGATGTGAGAAAAACCACGTTACAGGTATTGAAAGAAACGGAAGCATTGCATCAACACCACACGGTTATGTTAACCCAAGTGAATTAGATGCTTACAAAAAAGAAAAAAGACAATTCATCCATGATGCATTAAATGTTAGTTATGATGAAGAAATCAGTTTTCAAGAAACTGAAGGTCGTCTTGAAGGAGATGATATCAGAGAGTAACAAAAAACGAGTATTAACCTTATAAAGGTTTAGAATGAACAAAAGACCACCAAAAAATGGTGAAATTAGAGAAGAAATTCAAAATACACTTTTAGTAGACGGAAATGCCCTGTTTAAACGGGGCTTTTCTGGTGCTAAAGACTTGTATAACAAAGATGGCCTCCATATAGGTGGAGTATACCAATTCCTTACAACACTTCGTATGTTGCTAGAACAAGAAATGTACCACAGAGTCTATGTATTCTGGGATGGTAATTTCAGTGGGAAACTAAGATACGAAATTTACGAGCCATACAAAAGTGCTCGTGGTAAAGACTACATAAACGGCACTCAGCCAATTGACGAATCAGAATTAAAACAACGCAGAATCGTTTGGGATTACCTAAATGAATTATGTATCAGACAATTAAAAGATGAGGTTATTGAAGGTGATGACTTTATAGCATATTATTGCCTTACCAAAAACAAAAACGAAAAAATAACTATCTGCACCAATGATAGTGATATGGCTCAACTAATAAATGAAGATGTTAGAATATTTTTCTTAAACTTTAAAAATTATGTTGGTAAAGCCAATTATTCTTCGTACTTTAGCCATAATCTAGAAAATTCAATGTTGATTAAGTCAATGATTGGAGATACAGCAGATAGCATCAAAGGAATTAAAGGTTTAGGTGAAACGACACTATTAACTCATTTTCCAGATTTGACAAAAAGAAAAGTAACTTTAAATGAAATTATAGAACAAGCTAGTAAACAACAAGAAGAAAGAATCGCACTAAAACAGAAACCTCTTAAGGTGTTACAAAACATCATAGATGCCGTTACTGATGGAGTTCAAGGGAATAAAATATATCAAATCAATGAAAGATTGGTTAATTTATCTAAACCTATGATGACAAAAGATGGTATAAGAGCGTTAGAACTACTTAAAAATGGTTCTCTACTACCTGAAAACAGGGAATTTACAAAAGTATTTGAAATGATGAAAAGTCATGGAATAGATAAAGAAATTGGGGAATATCGATACCCAGAATATCTAGTCCCTTTCAAAAAGCTTATCGATAGAGAAATAAAAAATAATTAAAATTAAATTTTAAAAAGTATGTCACAAACAATAGAATTACAAAGAAGAACACCAGTAGAAATAGAAAGATTTGAATTTTCTTTCTTCGTTAACGATAATATTATCTGTCAAAGATATTTCAAAATTAGAGATTTTGATGAAAATTTTGCACCGTTAGATGAAGCAGCTGCTAGAGTGTATAAAGCTAATCCTGCTAAAGAATTAGAAAGGATTAACGTGCTAAAAGAATTAGGTGATTCAGTAGCTGGAATACAAGATGGTATTCTTCCGAATTACTTGAAAAAGAAATCAATCGATTACTTATGGGATAATTACAAACCATATTATGCTCAAAATGAAGATTCGTATAAAACCCCACCAAAGAAAGGTGATGTGTTTCAATTTGAAGTTAAGGTAGATACTATGCCTATACTTAAAGTTGAATTTCCTAACGAATATTTCACTTTAAATCCTAAAATCAATGTTGATATTAGAGAAGTTATTCAAGAAATTATTACTGATGTAAGATATTTCTTGAGTGTAAAAAATAATGCAAAAGTGTCGAATTAATTCGATGCTTTTGCATATTTATAATAACAATGTTTTAAAAGAAAGGAAAGAAAATGGCAAAAATAGACAAAAGTAATTTAGGATATCTAGGGGCTGAATATCAGTTAAGACTTATCGCTCAGATACTTACCGATAGAAAATTCGGTAATGCAATCATAGATATTGTTAATCCAAATTACTTTGAAGATGAATATTTAAGAATTGTTGTTGGTGCAATTAAAAACGCCAAAGCAAAAGATGATATTATTCCAGATGTTGGTAGTTTGGAATTTAGGTTGTTAGATGAGGTTAAAGACGATACCCAAAGACGATATGCTTTAACACAACTAAGAAAAATAAAAGAAGCTGACCTTAATGACACTCTTTACGTGCAAGAAACTGCAATGAGATTTTGTAAGCAGCAAGAGCTTATGAAAGCTTTGGCTGAAATTAATAAAATTATTAGTAAAGGTGAAGTTGATAACTACGAAGAATTAGAAAGTAAATTAAGAAAAGCACTTGAACACGGTGATAGCAAAGATGATGGTATAAACGTATTCGATGACATTGATTCTGTTTTGGCAGATGATTTTAGAAAACCAATTCGAACTGGTATTGAAGGGTTAGATGAAATTATGGATGGAGGTTTATCAAAAACTGAATTAGCTATAATCCTAGCACCATTCGGAGTTGGTAAAACAACAATGATGACCAAAATAGCCAATACGGCAATGCTTGATGGTTATAAAGTTTTACAATTATTTTTCGAAGATAGTACAAAAGTAATTCAAAGAAAACACTTATCTTGTTGGTCAAAATTTGACCTTAATAGTTTATCAATCCATAAAGAAGAAGTAAAAGAAATGGCAGCTAATATGGTTGCTAATAGTAAAGGTAGTTTAGGTGAGATAAGACTTAAAAGATTTTCTAGTGATGGGACAACAATTCCTATTATTAGACAATACATTAGAAAATTAATTGCAACAGGTTTTAGACCAGATGTTGTAATCTTAGATTATATTGATGTAGTAGAACCATCAAGAAGATTCGATGATGTAAATGCAGGTGAAGGTAGTGTAATGAGACAATTCGAAACAATGTTGTTAGAATTAGATATTGCAGGTTGGACAGCTGTTCAAGGTAATAGAAGCTCTATCAAAGCAGATGTAGTTGAAGCTGACCAAATGGGTGGTTCAATCAAAAAAGCACAAATTGGACATTTTGTAGTATCTATAGCTAAAACACTAGACCAAAAAGATAAAAGTACTGCTACTATGGCTATTCTTAAATCTCGTTTTGGTAAATCTGGGATGATATTTGAAGATATCGTATTTGATAATGCTAGAATTCAAATAGAAATGGGTGAAAACAAACAAGCTTCTACTCGTACCGAATATAAAAATAATGTAGAGGTTAAAGGTCAAAAAAGAACCAATGAAGTGTTAGATGCTATGTTAAATAGAAACACTGCTTTAAATAGTGACCTTGTATAAATAAATAACAATAAAAAACAAAACAATGATTGAACCAATTTTAAAACCAAACCCAGATAGGTTTGTTATTTTTCCAATTGCCCACCAAGATTTATGGGATTACTATGAAATCGAATTAGAAGCGATGTGGACAGTAAAAGAAGTTGACTTATCCAAAGACATTGAACACTGGAATAAGAAACTTAACGATAATGAAAGATTTTTCATTAAAAATGTGTTGGCATTTTTTGCTGCATCGGATGGTATTGTAAATGAAAACCTAGCTATTAACTTTTTAAATGAAGTTCAATACCCAGAAGCTAAATTCTTTTATGGATTTCAAATTATGATGGAAAATATCCATAGTAATATGTATTCACTTCTTATTGATACTTACATCAAAGACTTAAAAGAAAGAAATGAATGTTTCAAAGCAATTGAATACATGCCACCAGTAAAGAAAAAAGCTGAATGGGCACTTAAATGGATTGAATCAGATTCATTTGTTGAAAGACTTATTGCATTTGTTGCTGTGGAAGGTATTTTCTTTTCAGGTTCATTCTGTAGTATCTTTTATTTAAAATCTAGAGGTCTTATGCCAGGTTTATGTGATTCTAATACGTTTATTTCTAGAGATGAGGCATTGCATGCTGATTTTGCAATTCATTTATTAAACAATCACATCGTAAACAAACCAACCAAAGATAGAATTCGTGAAATCTTTTTATCTGCGTTAGAAATCGAAAAAGAATTCATTACTGAATCTTTACCAGTTTCATTGATTGGTATGAATGCTGATTTGATGAAACAATATTTAGAATTTGTTGTAGATGGGTTATTAATTCAATTAGGTTGTGAAAAAGAATTTAATTCAAAAAACCCATTTGAATTTATGAATCAAATCACACTTAAAACAAAACAAAATTTCTTTGAAGGAAGGTCCTCAGAGTATAAAGCGGCTGATTTATCTGGTGCTATTTCATTTGATGAAGAAATATAAGTAAAAATATGCAAGTAATAAAAAGAAACGGACAAAAAATAGATTTTAATCCAAATAAAATCTTACTAAGAATAAAAAAACAATCAGATGGGTTAAAAGTTAACCCTGATGAGTTGTTCTTGAAAGTAACGCAAGGTATTGCAGACAACATGACCACAAACGAAGTTGATGACTTGATTTCGATTGTTGCTGAATCATTATCAATGAATCACCCAGATTATTCAATCTTGGCAGCTAACATAGCTATTAGTAAGCTTCATAAAGAAACTGAAGATAACTTTATGAAAGCAACCAAGAAACAATACAATGCTGGATTGTTAAATGATTTCTATTACAATAAAGTAAAAGAAAATATTGAACTTATTGAGTCAGTGATTAATTATAAAAGAGATTTTCATTTTGATTATTTTGGATGGTGTTCACTCAAAGACATTTATCTTTTGAAAACAAAGGACGGTCAATTGGTTGAAAGACCACAACAATTATATATTCGTGTTGCTCTTATGGTAACTAATAATGCTGAAGATTTTATAGAAAAATATAATGATTTAAGCAATCAAAAAGAATCTCCAGCAACACCAATTAAAATCAATATTGGAACAAAGATTGGTCAAATTGCATCATGTAATTTATCAATTGTTCCAGATGATTCAACTGAAGGGTTATTAGGAATGTTAGGTAGAATATCTATTTCATCTTCTAAAGCTGAAGGAATTGGATTAGCAGTTTCAAATATTCGTTCTAAAGAAACCAATGTTGGTAATTCTGACGGTAAAGCAGGTGGTATATTCAAATATCTTAAAGTAGTAAATGAAGCACTTAGATTCTGGAACCAACGTGGTAAAAGACCTGGTTCATGTGCTATTTATATAGAACCATGGCATAAAGATATCTTTGATGTGTTGGATATGAGAAAGAAAACTGGTGATGATACACTTAGGGCTAGAGATTTATTTTCAGCACTTTGGATTCCAGATAATTTCATGAGAGCAGTAGAAGCAAATTCTGATTGGTATTTATTTTGTCCCCATGACATCAAAGTAGCTGGTTTAAAACCATTTTACGAAATTTACGGAGCTGAATATGAAGAAGAGTATAATAAAGCTGTAGAGATGGGTATTGGTACCAAAATCAAAGCACATGATTTGTGGTTGAAAATACTTGAAGCACAAATTGAAAGCGGAATGCCTTATATGTGTTTTAAAGATTCAGCAAACATCAAATCGAACCAAAAGAATATGGGTGTTATTCACTCTAGTAACTTATGTAGTGAGATTATGGAAGTAACAGATGCCAACACAACAGCTATTTGTACACTTACTAGTATTCCAGTACAAAAATTTGTTGTTGATGGGGAGTATGATTATAGCGAATTAGGTCGTGTTGCTCGTTCAGTAACAAAATCACTTAATATCGCTATTGATGTAAACGAATATTCTACCGAAGAAGGTCGTAAGGGTGGTTTAGAGCAAAGAGCTCTAGGAATTGGTATCCAAGGTTTAGCTGACGTATTTGCGTTGCTTAAATTGCCTTTTACAAGTCCATTAGCTAGAACGATTAATAAAACAATCTTCGAAACGATTTATTTCAATGCGTTGAGACAATCATGCGACTTGGCAAAAGAAACTGCTTTAACTTATGATGGTTACGAAGGTTCACCGATATCGCAAGGTATTTTCCAATGGGAAATGTGGGGTTTAACTGAAGCTGATTTATCTGGAATGTATGATTGGAAAACATTAAGAGAAGACATTTTAATTTATGGGGTTAGAAACTCTTTGGTTACAACATGCCCACCAACAGCAAGTTCTGCACGTGTAATTGGGTCAAATGAAGCTTTCGAACCATTCACATCTAACTTATATGTTCGTAGAGTAACTGGTGGTGAGTTTGCAATGGTGAATAAACACTTGGTTAGAGAATTAGAAGAAGAAGGAATTTGGAATAGAGAAACACTACAAGAATTGATGAAAAATGATGGTAGTGTTCAAAACATACCAACAATTAATGAAGATATTAAAGAGAGATATAAAACAGTTTGGGAAATATCACAAAAATCTCTTATTGAAATGTCAGCTGAGAGAGGGCCATTTGTAGACCAGTCACAAAGTCTTAACATTTTCTTTTCTACACCAACAGTTGGGAAGTTAACTACTTCACATACACTAGCATGGAAATTAGGGCTTAAAACAGGTCAATATTATTTGAGAAGTGAATCAGTCGATAACAAAGCGAAACACTTAGCAATCGATATGGATAAGAATAAACCAGAAAAACCGCAAGACAGTCAATTTGAATGCTTCGGTTGTTCATCATAACAAAATCAAAGGGACCTAAATGGTCCCTTTTTTTATTTGCCATATTTACTTATAAAAATAATTTATTATCATATTTATCTAAAAAAGAATAAGTATGAAATATATTAATATAAATTACCCATTTAAAGACAGTCCTAAAGGGTTTTTTTTAGATTTAAATTCTGATGATGCATCAGCTATTAAAGCTGACCTTATGCATTTAGTTTTAACTAGAAAAGGACAAAGACTTTACAACCCAGATTTCGGAACAGATTTATTAAAATTTATCTTCGAACCCAACGATGGTTTAACACTTGCAGATATTAAATCAGAAATAACTACAGTAATAAAAAGATATTTACCTAAACTAAGTGTTGATGGAATAACAGTAGTTGAATCCCCTGAAAGTGAATATGCTGCAGTAGTTACAATAAAATATACAATAACAGATGATGTCTTTACTACACAAGACTTAGTAATAATAAATATATAATGGCAAATACAGGAATACAATATACCTCTAGAAACTTCGCTGAAATACGTAGCGATTTGGTGAATATGGTTAAACAATACTATCCAGATGTTTTTGGAGATTTTAATGATGCATCGGTAGGTATGATGCTTTTAGAGCTTAATGCGGCTGTTGGTGATATGTTATCAACCAATACTGATAGAATGTTTCAAGAAACACAAATTGATTACGCTAAAGAAAGAAAATCAATTCTTTCCATGGCTAGAACATTTGGGTTAAAAATACCAGGCAAGAGACCTAGTGTAACGATTGTAGATTTTTCAGTAACCGTTCCAGTGTTAGGTGATTCATTTGATATCTCATACGCTCCAATTATTAGAACAGGTTCCCAAGTTAATGGAGCTGGTAAAATTTTTGAAGTTAATAATGATATTGATTTTAGTAATCCGTTTAATATAAGCGGAATACCTAATAGACTTATAATACCAAATGTTGATTCAAACGGTAATTTATCTAATTATACTTTAACAAAAAGAGAAATTGTATCTAATGGTTCTTCTAAAGTTTTTAAAAGAGTTTTAACTAGTGCCGATGTTAGGCCATTTTTAGAGATTGTTTTACCAGAAGATAACGTAATTTCAATTGAGTCAATCATTACATTACCAGGAACTAACTTTACAAAGTTGCCAACACTTGATGATTTTTTAAACTTAGATAATAGATGGTTTGAAATGGATGCTTTAGCTGAAGATAAAGTTTTTATAGAAGATAATTCTAGAATTACCGATAGTACTAGTGTAAGACCAGGAAAGTATATTTCAACAAATAAAAAATTTATTAGAGAATATACAGATTTAGGTTTTACCAAGATTATTTTAGGTGGTGGTAATCAAGATACTAGTAGTCTTTGTGATTTTGATACAAATATTGCTTTGGTTAATCAAATTGGTGATTTTATCAATAATATGTCTTTAGGTGTTACACCAACAGCTAATACTACTATGTTTATCAAATATAGAGTGGGTGGTGGTTCAGAAAGCAACGTTGGGCCAAACGTATTAACTAGTGTAGGGTTAATAAACATGAATGTTAACGGCTCTAAACCATTGATAAATGCAGCTGTTAAAGCTTCTCTTACAGTTAATAACGCATTTCCAGCTTTAGGTGGTAAAAATGAACCTAGTGTTGAAGAAATTAGAAATCTTGTAAGATATAATTTTGCTTCACAAAATAGAGCTGTAACCATTAAAGATTATCAAACTAGAATAGCTCAGATGCCTGGTAACTTTGGTGTACCATTCAGATGTGGTGTTTTTGAACAACAAAATAAAATTAAAGTTTACATTCTTAGCCTAGATGCTCAATCTAAATTAACAAACAATTCAACTAGTGTTCTTAGAGAGAACATAGCAAATTATTTAGCTGATTTTAGAATGATTAATGATTACGTTGAAATCACCAATGGTAGAATAATTAATTTAGGTTTTCAAGTTGATTTAATGGTTGATAAAAAACAACCACAAGGTCAAATCATTAGTCAGGTAATTTCAGACATACAATCGTATATGGATATAAACAAATATCAAATGGGTGATAATATTTATCTATCATCATTGATAGAAACTATTAATAATGTTGCTGGTGTATTAAACGTAATTGATTTGAGAGTTTATAATAAAGTGGGACAAGGTAAATATAGTCTTAATGAAATTTCCCAACCATATTCTGACGTTAATACTAGACAAGTAGATATTATAACGGATTATACCCTTTTTGGTGAACCGATTAGTATGTTTGAGATTAAAGACCCAACTACCGATATCATAGTTAGAGTAAAATAATCTTTCCTTATTCATTATTTAGGTTATATTAATCCAAATAATAAAAATTAAAAAAATAAAAGTATGAGTTGCGGATGTAAAGCAAAAAAAGGTGAAGGAACACCAACTAACTTGTTAGATAATAATGAAAATAAACCTAAAGTATCTATAACAACTAATATTATTCATTATTCAATGAAAATGATAGGTTTTTTAGTTGCTATGGTTTTATTACCTATTATAATGGTGGCAATTGCTTACTATATGTTTAATTTAATAGTAATGACCAAGGAAATAGATATCAAACCATTATTTATTTCATTATCTAAATTTATGAAAAAAGTAGCTAAAGATAATGCTGACGATGATGATGACGATGATGACGATGATGATGATGCAGAATGGGAAGATATTGACCCAGATGAATTTGAATTAATAGGTGTAGATGATATAACAAATAAAGAGAATAAATAATGTCAAAAGCGATAAGAATAAGAACAACACCAAATGGTGGTGATAACTATATTAAGGTTAAACTAGAACAAGATTTTGATTTTCTAGAGATATTATCATTGAATATAAATCAAGAAGATGTTTATAAACGATTTTCTTCTGATTATGGTGTCATCGTTGGTAGAGTAATTATCAACGGTGGTTTTGGTGTTCCAAATGCAAAAGTAAGTGTTTTTATACCGTTGGATAACATTGATAAAAATGATGTCTTAAAAAGAGGTTTATATCCTTATGAAAAAATCAATGATAAAAATAGTGATGGTATCAGATATAATCTATTAACTCAAGATTCTCAATCACAAAATGAATGTTTTACATCAATTGGTACCTTCCCAACAAAAAGAGAAGTTTTAGACAATGATGTTATGTTAGAAGTGTATTGTAAATATTATAAATTTACAACGACTACTAATCAGGCTGGTGATTTTATGATTTTTGGCGTACCACTAGGTAATCACAATGTTCACTTGGATGCAGATATTTCAGATATTGGTATTGCATCACAAAGACCTTATGATATGATTTCTAAAGGTGCTAGTATCTCTAGATTTGATTCAACTACTAAATTTTCTACTGGAACCAATTTAGATAAATTAATGCAAGTAAAAAGCTTGGATGCAGGTGTAAACGTACAACCATTTTGGGGTGATAAAGAAAGTTATGAAATAGGTATTACTCGTTTAGATTTAGATTTAAATTATGACATAACACCAGCGGCTATCTTTATGGGTAGTATATTTGGTGATAAAGATAAACATAGTGTTAACAAAAGATGTAGACCTAGAAAAAAATTGGGTCTTTTAGACGAACAAATGACCAATGAAGGTACTATTCGTATGATTAGAAAAACCCTCGATAATAAAATTGAAGAATTTAATGTTGATGGGTCAGAACTTATTGATGATAAAGGTGCATGGGCATACCAAGTTCCAATGAATTTAGATTATATGGTTACCGATGAAGAGGGTAATCTTATTTTATCTGACGACCCTGATAAAGGGATTCCAACAAGAGCTAGAGTAAGATTTAACATTGGTATGACTAATGATGGTGGTTTAGGTAGGCTTAGAACAAGGGCTAGGTATTTAGTACCTAATAACCCTAAAGTTCTATCTGAGATTGACTATGAGTTTGGTGCTAAAACAAAAAACACTAGTTTTAGAGATTTACATTGGAATAAAATATATACTGTTAGTAATTATATTAGTAGGTTCCAAAGAAATAACGTATTTACTGGTGCTTTAACTAGAGCAGCAACAGGTATTAAAGATGTTGAAAACACTGGCAAAGTGGCTTTTCCTTATAATAGAGTAAATACTGAAAATAACCCTATATTTTTTATTATTTGTTTAATTATGTGGATTCTTATCCTTGTAATTTTCTTTATGAATTATATTGTTTTTCCTATTATTAATTTCTTTTTAGGTATTGTTAAAGATTTTTTCAAAACTCTTTGCCGTATTAAGATATGGAAGTGGAGACCATTCCGTTTTGCTTGTCGTATTGCCGATAGTATTAATTTTGTTGCGTGTATTGCAGTATCATGTCCATTTGATGATGGTTATAGTTATTCACCTGGTTGTTATAGTAGTAGTAGAGGATTTGGTGCTTTATGTGACGAAAGTGGTTGTCCTACTTACTATCCTGGTGATAGTTTCGGTCATGGTACTCCAGATTGTGGGTTAAGTGATTGTATCGCTTTTGAAATGGCTAGAACACTAAACTTATTCCAATTTGATTTTTATAATGATTGGGTTAATGGTAGTTTATTTAGTTATTTATTAAAATATAAAAGAAGAAAAAATAAATCAGAAAAATTCTGTGAATCAAATTGTGAAGATATTGCAGGTGGTGGTGTTGATGGAAATAATAATGGTACTGCTGATAATAAGTGTTATAGTAGTTTATTGATGGACACCTGTTTCAGAAGTGGTAAAGATTCACAAAAAAATACTAGAGGTATTGGTATTAATGAAGGGGTTATCAAAAAAGTTGGTACTGAATTTTATTACGCTGCAACAAATAGAAGTACTGACCTTAGACTATTTTCAACTGAAATAGTTAATTTAGGTTCAGTATTTGAATGTGATTGGCAAGGTATACCTAAAATACAAAAATTATTAATACCTACAACATTTAAAGTACCACCAGATACTCAAGAATTAACCGATGATAAAACACAGGTAGAAACTACTGGTATGGTTGATATTGGTGGTAATACGTGTGGTAATTTTTTCGATATTAATTGTTTAGGTCTTCATGTTGACCCTAGACAATGTGTCAATGTTAGACATATTTGTGAAATGGGTGTTGATATTGACGAAGCAACGTTTTCCCCAACTGATAATAATACTTTAACTAATCAAGCTGATTGCATTATTGGTAAGTTAGATATTGATGATAATTTTGGTAAATGGACTAGAGATGTTTTCTATGGTTTAAACCAAACAGCCACACCATGGATTGGATTAACTAGTTTAACTATACCACCAGCAGGATTTTCAACTGACTTTAATCTACAGAATGCAGGTGACTACAATCAAACTGCTGTTGGACCTAATGGTGCTGATTATGTTAGTTTTAGAAATATAAGTATTAACAATGCACCTGCTAGTGATAATACTTTTGGTCAATCAGACCACTCATATTATTTTTATTTTGGATTAGAACCAGGTAGTACTGGTTTGGATAAAATGAATAAAAAATTCTTTGCTGCTTGTATTAAACCAGAAAGAAATAGTATTGTAATTGAATCAAATTCTATCCCAGATATATTAAGTGGTGGTTCTGGTTGCATTAATTTTTCATTTATTGGTGGTACTGGACCATTCAATTACACAATCACTGGACTAAATGACCCACAAGGTAATCCGTTAAATATAACACCACAAACAGGTTCTGTACCAAATAGTAACACTACTACGCCAAACATATGTGGTTTTTATCCTGGAACTTATTTAATTTCGGCAACAGACGCATTAGGTACACCAATTACAGATACTATTTCAGTCAATGGGGCAACACCTTTATACTGTTATAGTTTTGTTTCTAAATTGTTAAGTATTGATACCGCAACAGATGGTGAGATAACGATAGGAAATGCTGGTGGTGGAGTCGCACCATTACGTTACACACTTAAAACTTCACAAGGTGTTACTGTTCCTGGTGTTGGTGGACCTGCTCTAGCAACGACAAATTTGGTTTTAGGTGGGTTAGCTAGTGATTTGATTGGTTATACATTGAGAATTTACGATTCAGCAGTACCACCTGCTGAATGTATAACAACTGGTTTAACAATAACAGGTCCTAGTGTTATAAATATTAGATACACTGGAACAAATATACATTGTGCTGGTGAAGATACTGGTGCCATTAAGTTAGAAATTAATGGTGGTGTTCCACCATATACAACAAATATTGTTGGTCCAGATGGTTATCAAAATACTAGTTTAAATTTAGCTGGTTTAGCACCAGGGTCATATACGGTAACAGTTGTTGATTCTGTTGGTTCTGCGGCAACACAAACATATTCACTAATAGAAGAAAATCCACTATTAACAATACTTAGAGCAAATGCTACTGACACCTCAAAACAATGTGACCCATTATTCCATAATATACCTTTTGATATTACTACTGGAGGTCCTCCTGGATTTCAAGCAAATGTTCAATATAGTCTAGATGCTGGTGATACATGGGTAGATATTCAATTATCACCAACATCTGGTGTTAGATATGTACTATCAATAGGTCAGGGATTAGTTACTACAGACGGAGTTTTAATTAGATTTTGGGTTGATAATTTCCCTCGTCCAGGTATAGACCCTTGTTATTCTGAGGAATTAGTATATGAACTTGATGAAATAAGACTACCACCTATGATTCCTGCTGGTAAAGCATATATTATGGATGGTTTACTTACTCAATACACACCAGCACTAGAAGCTATTTATAACAACAAAAGACAATGTAAT